CCATTATCCATATATCTAACTTGAAGTTCTACACCAAGACTTGAATGCTTAGTCTTAAAGAATACATCAATCTTGTTAATATAGACGCCTGAATTATCTACACCATCATCCACAAAGAATGATTGTGCAATTGGATCCACTCTAATTGCTGTAGGTGCAGGTGCAGGAATATTTACAACTGTAGGCGCTGGTTGTGGTGGAGGTGGAATAATTGTAGTTGTAGATGTGCTTGATAATAGTCTAGAAGAAATAATAGTGTTAGACACATTAATACTATTAACCACAACTTGAGGAAGTCTAGTATTAAGTGCATATCTAGCTTTTGTTATGCTTATATTGCTAGCCGTATAGCTACCAGCCGCTTGTGAAGTGATTGCATCAGATTCTGTAACCAGATTTGCAATATCAACCAATCTGAATATTCTGTCACCAACTTTAAATGTTTGTGCAGGAATATCAAATAGACCGTAAACAAATCCGTTACTATCACTAGTGAAACCAGAACCGATAGTTCCAGTTGTCACAAAGCTTGAATTTGTAGGAGTGCAATATTGTGCTACAGAAACACCATCAAAGAAAGGATACACAATAGTATTTGGTTTTAGACCAGATGCTGTGAACTTGACTCTCTTTGGTCTCATGTAAAGCTGAATAGATACGTCTTGTACTAATTCACCAAAGTTGAATGAATTAACAACCGTAGAAGCACTGAAATCTAGATCAGTTCTACTTGTTGAAGTGGTGGTTGTAGCAGTGATATTTTGTGTATCAGTAATTGTTCTAGAGCCGTTAGCACCATTTAACACTGAGTTAAATCTATTAGTAGATAGAGCAGTAGTTGTGCTTAGAATTCGTTCTGTGCCAATGAGATTTGGCATAGAATTTACAAGAGTTGTAATACCTGATAGATCAATATTACCTACGATATCTGGCTTAGTATCAACGTCCACACCAGCATCACCTGGTGGATCAAATGAAATATTACCATTCCATGAATAGATAATATTTTCAACACAGTTTCTCACCTTTGAAGCAAATGATTGCTGAATATAAGACACTGAATTTGCATTGATATGAATAATACTACCAGTCTTAGTCACGCTTGTGCTATTTGACTGATTGAAATCTAATTCAATGAAGTTTCTAGCAATGGTAGGAGCTAATTCTTGTATCTTATAATCTATACCAGCCTTAAACTCTGGGTTTGAAGTATCACCGATACCAAAGCCCTTGAATTGATCTACAATGAAACCATTCTTGAATCGTTCGGCTCCTGTATCATCTTTAATAATAAGTGATCTAGCAGATGCTTCTAGTAATGATAGTGTGGTATTATATTCCAGACGTGCAAATTTTTGATCTAGAACACCGATATCACGCATAGTATATCTTCTGTATTGTTGAAGATCAACTGTTGTGCCATAATCTTGACGATTATAGGTGCGTACTTCATCTTGTGAAAGTGAAGGATATGGTGGCACGGTCAAGACACCAAGTGTCATTGTTCCGTCAAGATCACGTGGTGTAGTAGGAGCAGTAGAAGGAACACCTTCAAGGATATTCAATTTACCTTCTGGTGAAAGTGCTATTTTATCCTTTCTACCTAGATAATAGGAGAAAGCGGTATTGAAATTTGAATCTGATTTGATGCTATATGCACCGTCAGCATCAATTTTAAGAACAATACTTGTATTTGGATTTGTTGTGGCATCAGCAATCAACGTAGCACTATTTGCAGTATTATTTGCATATGGTCTAAAATCAATACAGTCACGAAGATCATATCCAGTACCAGTACCTGAAGTGAAAATAGGAATCTGTGCTGTTTGTATTGCAGTTGTATTTGCGGTATTTGCGTCATCTATGGGATATGAATCTACGGAGAAATATCCAATACCACCTGAATAATCTGGTGTAAGATGGTCTAGTTCTACTAGTAGAACATCATTTGTTCCAAGTGAGTGTCCTGTTCCGCTCTTTATTGAAAGAGATGCAAGCCCATAATAACCATCACGTTGTCCGGTATCAAGTGTAAACTTATTCAAATAATTTGGATTTGTATTTGCATAGGTTGTACCTTGATAGATGCCACGAATTTTAATTACGTCAGCAATACCAAGATTCCACGGACCAGTTGTTTTATTTGGATGAGTATTAGCAGCAATCTTGACAAATCTATTTTTATTTACTACCTTAGCAGCTTGTGTAGATTGATTACGGAATACGTCATAATAAATTGTTGCAGAGAATGTAGAGGTAACATTAGTTCCTAGATTTAGTGTACCGGTAGAACCATCTGTTGATATTGAAATATTAGCAGAATCTTCTCTTGCAAAGCTAATAGGAATACCAGCAGGGAAATATCTAGAAATACCATTACCTGATAGTGAAGCTCCAAAGGTATTTGAAACGGTCATAAATGTAGAATTGGTAATTGCAGTTACACGATTCGTTTGATAAACCGATGTATTACCAATATAAATCCAATCACCAATTACATATTCTGTATTAAATGATGTACTAGTACCAGAAATGTTTGATTGACCTGATGTAATTGTAGCAGTACCAGTGCTATTTACTGCTCTTGTTGAGGTATTTGGTACAACTACAAAACGTGCTTCATTTGCTTCTGAAAGAGCACCAGTAGTAGCAATTGTGTCAGTACCACCAGCATGAGAAGATGGTGGTGTTATTGTGGCAGTACCATTTGCTTGGAATACACGAGTCGTGCTTGTTCTATATGTAAATGATGTAGCAGTAGTATTTACAGTCTTTACGGCATTTCTACCAAGATTAAAGACCATATCGCGACTTGCAGTTTCACGGAGAATAGCTTCACCACTTACCAGTACTGGATCGGCAAACGCTTTGACTGCGCTACCATCAGTAGCATAGATAACTCTTGTATCTGCAAACGAATAATTACCTGAGCTAATATTGATATCAAACAGATACATCTTATATTGTGCATCAGGAGTGCCTGGAGTACCGCTATAGTATTCAATGCTTCGTACCTTTGCGGTACCGATCTTTGTGGTAGGTTCAGATGCGGAACTATAGTCATTTCCACTTACGTGTGCAGAACCTGCATTGGCATTATAGTATAGTTCTACTTCATCTAAATTAAAGATATCAAATGGTCCGCATAGTTCTTTGACATATACGTAGTTGCCATAATTAGCGGTTATAATCTGATTTGGGAAGTAGTTGTTGTCAATACCTCTACGGATCGACACTCTATTCTTATCTGAAAATTCTACTCTGTATCCTTGAACGTATCCAAGCCCTTTGTCTACTTCGACAACAAGATTATTTGAATTTGTAGAATTAGCTGAAACAGATAGTTCAAATGGATCTACAATGTAGTTTCCACTTTCTTCGTAAGTTCTTTTAGCCATTTCCGAACCAAATTTAGCATATTGTGGATCAGTATAGATGATGGCAGGAACACCAGCTTTGAAATTTACTAGTGAAAAGAAGTTATTTGTGTTTGAAGTAGCTGATGTAGTAGAAGTATCCTCACTTACTCTAGTAACTAGAGCAGCGGATAGCTTAAGACGACTGGCACCTGGTGCATTATAGTTTGGTGCACCAATGGCATTATCATAAAGAGTTTCATCAGCATCAGCAGTAACTACAGACTCAAGCAAATCAAAACCAATTGCTAGATTATCTGGTGTTGTATTATACTTTGATACGATTGTTGTTTGTGGATCTACTTTGACAAAAAATCCATCTTTGAAAATCACGCCTTCATTTACTGATACGGCATAACCAGTACCAATAGGAGTATATGAGGATGCAGCCACAAAAACATTAGCAATATTGACATTATCACTTGTTGTTACAAATACTGCTTCTGAAGCATCAAATGTCTTTTGTTGAACACCATTTGCATATAGTGCAGAATTTAGATATCGAACATAGATAGTATTTAAATCAGGATCATTTGCTTCAAGACCAGGCACTGAATTTACAATGATTGCCTGTAGATTTGCAGCATTTACTAGCTTATTACCAACATAATTGTTGATATTTAAAACAGCACCATTTACGTCAAGATCTTGTAGTTTTACATATTCATATTTGTTATCATATGTAATAGTGCAACCTTCGACTATAGAACCATCTTTAAAAACATGTCGACCAAATTTATCAATCTGGTCTTGAAGAATGGTCTGTAGTTGAGTTAACTCACGTGTTTGAACCGCAACAGAAGGCTTGAATAAAATTCTATAGTAGTTATTATTTGGATCATAATCGTCAAAATATGGTGAAGCATTGAAATTTGTTTCTAAAGGCATTCTGTAAGGATCCTTGATTTAGAACTTTAGTATTAATCTTATTTCTTCGCTACTATTTATACTGCGTTCCACAACTGTATTTGATGTTTCCAGATACATGACACGCCCAGTCTCTCTTACCAAATCAGGATTTATGACGGACAATGGAATACCATTTGCAGCAGAATTTACACCTACAATAGTCTGTAGTGCACTAGCAGAAGAAAAATTAACGGTCTTAGTAACATCACTAATAATTAGCACTGAATATAAGTTGCTTACATTAGCAGATACACCAAGTCCGTTATTTATTGTATTACTTGTGGTGAATAGGAAAGTATTGCTTACGTTTGTCATCTTTACGTAAGTGCTATTGGCAAAGATCACCTTAGCATTTGCAGTATTGGCGGCATTGAATACATTATCACCGATAGAAAAAGATCCACTTACCATAGCAACTGAAGCATCCAAATCAATAGAATGTGCTACTATTCTTCCTTTTGCACCAGTACCAGTTTGAGTCACATATTCATTATTTATGTATGCACCTGTATTTGATGCTAGAGATACTCTAGAGGTTTGATTGAATCTTCTACCAAAACTGGTGGAAAGATTCTTTGTTTTATCTGAAGTGCTTATGCTATTGATTGTTGCATATGCATTTGCAGAAGTACCAATGACAGAGCTATTGCTCATTTTACCACTAACATTTGTCATATAGACTTCCGTATTAGAGGTATTTGTGCCTATGATAATAGTTCCATTTGCACCATTTTCTTGTATTGCCACATCATTAGCAAAGAATCTTAGTGTAGAAACCGCTGTAACATTTGCTGTAAGAGTAGAAGAATATCCGTAAACGGTACTATTTGTAGTAAAAGTACCTTTTACGTTCTTAAGCTCTACTGTTGTAGCATTACTTGTGGTCACTATACCTGCAGCATTTGATGTATTCTGAATGACTATTTCACCATTTGTCCATCCGCTTATGCTATTAGTAGTCAAGCGTACTCTATCAAAATTTGTGAGTGTGAAATTTACATTGGCAAAAAGAGGATTTTTAATAACACCAAATTTTCTTGCGGAAATATTTGTTGGTATATACCAAGATTCATTTTCAGCGGTATCAAATTTTACATCAATGCCGACATATCTACCACCAAGTTCATGTACTGGATCAGCACCATGACCACGAAGAGGTGAAATAATTGCATTGGCAGCGGCACCAGAACCATAAGTGGTATTGGCATATATGGTTACATTTGCTTCGGTATAATTAGAACCTGAATTGACTACAATAATTTTATTGATAGCATTGCTTGTACCTACAGCAGTATTTACTGAGGCAAAAGCCACAGTACCATTACCGTCACCAATAATCTTTACGGTTGGTCCAATTTCGTATTCAACTATACCCTGTGAAAGATTTACGGTATCAGCAAGAGTAGCTAGACCAGTATTTGATGTACCATCTTTAAAATCTACCTTTCTACCGATTGTAAATGATCCATTGGGATTCTTCACAGTAACATTTGGATTGGTATCAACTGATACTATATCGGCTGTCAATAGTGATGAAGCACCTTTTACTCTATAACCAGCAGCCCATGTATTTGATCCGGCAATACCTGAAATAAAGAGTGTTGTAGCATTACTAAATGCCACAGTACCATTTGCACCCAAGGAGACATTTGCTGTTGTCACATAATCAACTCTTTCACCGATGATGAAAGATGATCCAAGCACACTGGTATTTGCTATGGTAAGTTTTCTAGAATCAATATTGCTATTGCTAATAATAGCATTTGCATAGCTGGTTGAAATAGTATCTGGTTCTATTGCAATAGCCATTTTAAACGTGTTTGCACTATTAATGGTTGCTGCAAAAGGATAATTTACAGTCATAATTGTAGAATTAACAGTCATGACTCTACGAATATTGGTATTTGCATTCTCACCAATTCTAATAAAGTCATTATTAGCATATGAATCGGTCAATGCTGTGGAAGTAGCATTTGTCGCTATAAAACTACTTGGATAAATTGTAGCGGTGGCGGTTTTACCTTGAAGAATATGACCGGTTTCACTCAGACCTTTTGTAAGTGCTATTCTATTTGCTGAATCAGTATTTGATGTAGGAGAAAGAGAAATATGAGTTGTATTAGCAAATTGTACGTAATAGGTAGTATTACTGCTTAAACCTGTAAGTGGTGTATTACCAGAGGCAACGGAATAGACAATTTGATCACCGGCAACAAATACGTTTGCAGTGCTAAGTGCTATAATATTATTTGCACCAGCACCTGTTCCACTGGTAACCGCAGTATTGGCATTAAATGTTTGAGCTGTAGGAGCTCCTACAACAACCGTGGGAATTGCAAAATAAGAACTTCCGGTATTTGAAATATTAACATTTGTTATTTTACCGGTAGAATTTGCCTGTGCATTTGCAGTACCATCCACACCTGTAGCGCTAGTTATTGTAACAGTTGTATTACCGGTATAACCAGTACCAGAAGTAAGAACCACAGCGGTTGAAAGAGCCGCTGAATTGCTTATATTTACTTTAATAGATGTTGTAGCAGTACCAGTATCTACTGATGATCTTAGTGGTAAATGGGAATTAAACAGAACGGACTTGTCAAATCTGGATACAGAAATGGTAGATGAGTTTGATGTATCCGCTGTTCCTGCCACCGAAGTATCAGATTGAATTACGTTAGCACCAGAACTTATATAACCAGCTTTATATACATAAGTGATATTATCAAGTATTTGTTCTATTGTTTGACCAACGGCGCCACCACCTGGAATAAATGTGGTATTTGCTAAATCAAATCTTACATATAGATCAATAGGATTAGCTATTGTGGCAATTTTGGATACGCCATCATAACTAGATATTTCTTTAACTTGACCAGTTCCAAAACCACTTTTTAAATAGATTGATGAATTTGTATAGTAGTTATTGAAACTAGAAGAATTAGAGGATAATTTAATATTATTTCTATCAATAATAGCCTGTACTTGACCTGTTTCTGCTACAGAATAATTTGTTCCACCATTTGCTACTTTAATGATATCAATTGTTCCTGGTGTGGCATTTGCTTGAACTTGTAGATTTGCCGAAACAGGTATAAAATTGGTAGTAGTAAATTTTGTGTTTGAAGTAGGATCTATTGTGTACATGTATTTCCACACGTACCCATCACCCGTTTGAAAGATGGATTCCACATCTTGTAGAGCAGGCTTTATTGTGCTGGTGGTATTGCCATTATTATAGATACACTTATAGACATTATATTGGTCACCAGCACTTGTTGTGACCACAAAGAATTGTTTATTATATAAATTTGAATCCGTTTGATCATACATAGCATAAACGGTATTTGAAGTCCAATCATAGCGACGAATGACGTGCTTGATATCACTAGACTGAATCAATTTACCATATAAGATTTCATTATAGATATCTAGCTCTGTAGATGCTACAGAATCTGTAACGGTAGGAACTGCAGTGTCATCATTAACACCGTTAGAATTTACCCATGGAAAATGTCTAGAAGCAAATACGTAATGAGTATTTGATCCGCTATTGACATCATCTATAAAATTATTAGCATTATTGATGTGATGATTTATAGTTAGCAAAGATGACATATTTTTTCTTTACCGCTTTTAAGTGATAGACGATTCGACAAGTGAAGATTCTTCATTTATTAGTTCATCATTTAATCTATATCTTCCGTATAAGGCTATACCAGAAGGATGGATC